GATGGCCCGGCTGGTGCTGATGGCGCAGATGGTGCTGATGGTGCGACTGGTGCTGATGGCCCGACTGGTGCTGATGGCCCGGCTGGTGCTGATGGCGCAGATGGTGCTGATGGTGCGACTGGTGCTGATGGCCCGACTGGTGCTGATGGCCCGGCTGGTGCTGATGGCCCGGCTGGTGCTGATGGTGCGGCTGGTGCAGATGGATCAGGCGGCGGCGGTAAATTCGTAGACGGCACTAACCCGTCCGACGCTGTATACCTTGCTGGTAGGGTGGGGGTAGGTACGCTTGCCCCTGCTGCAAAGGTTGACATCTTGAGCACAGACACAGCTCAAGTACGACTTTCGCACAGTGCCACCAACTACGTAGAACTTCGAGCAAAAAGCGATCAAGTTCTTCAAATAATCTCGCCGAATCAATCAACAAATGGTGCCATATTAATTGGGAAAAGCCTGCCAGGATTCGTGCTTGGCGGCGTCGGATTCAGCACTGGAGACAGGACGCAATTTTACGGAGGTTCGGGGCTGCGCTTTTTGGTCGGTGCAGGACGTGAAGTAGGGTTTTACACAGAGAATACTGAGCGTATGCGTGTCAACCCGGGCGGAAACGTAGGTGTTGGTTTACACAATCCAATTTCAAAATTTCACGTTCAAGGCTCTGACGCTGCTGTTGTTGTGAACAGGGTGCAAGGCGCAGCCGGGCAAACCGCAAACTTGGCGGAGTGGCGAATTGCGGGTGGGGTGCTAATTGCTGCAATTACACCGACTGGAAAAATCAAAGCATCGTCAATAAACTTTACCGGCCTGCCCACCTCAGTAGCAGGGCTGGAACAGGGCGATGTTTGGAACGATAACGGAACTCTTAAAATAGTGTAAAACAGTATAATAATGAGCCAAATTAGAACGAAGAGACCTGTGGTAATCGACCCCATTACAGGCGCGGAAGCGGTGGTGTATGTCCGCACAGCTAATGTAATCTTCACCCCAGACCGCGATATGCACGAAGCAACAATCGTGTACAGCGTAATCGATACAGTCGGCGAGGGTGACGATATAACCAGTTCGGTACGGGTAATAGAAACCAGAACAGTACGCTTCTCAGTAGCTGAGGCTAACCAGCTAGAGGTGGCTTTACAGGTGGTTGGCACGACGGTGTCGCAAAGACTGACTGATATTGTGCCAAAACTGACCATGTACCAGGCAGGAGCGAGCGAAATATATGGCCTTAAGCCGGAGGACTTTGAATTTTACATAGGCTAAAAACCATTGCCATGTACCCAACCAAAAACATATCCTCAAAACTCCCCCGGCACGCCACCAAGCGACCACCCTATCTTGCTGAGGAAAAGGTCACAAAGGTGATGGTGCACCATTCTGGGGCGGAGAATGACGTTTACAAAGATGTGAGTTGGCAGGTAAAAGGGCGGGGCTGGTGGGGATCATCGTACTACATGTCAATCGACTATGATGGTACCCGATTCATTTGCCGCAAGCGCACAGAAAAGGGGTGGCATTGCGGTGGCGGCGGAAGGAACCACGATACCCTGGCTATCTGCCTGCGCGGAAACATGGACAATCACCCACCAACACCCGACCAGCTGGCCAGCCTCCATGAGGCCTTGGTGGGGGAAGATGAGCATTTTGGGCGGGAGCTTGAGCTGGTGTGGCATGATATGTATGTAGCGACCAGCTGCCCGGGCAGCATGATGCCACGCAAATTGATTGCCGAGCAGCTGCGCGATCATTACGCGCCTGTGGTGGTGGTGGTGCCAGCTGACGAACTGCCCGTCGCCGCCCCGCCAGCCCAGGTAACAATTGACACACCCCCGCCGCCCGATCCGGTAGCCCCCATCAGAGAACCCAAAAACAACATACCAATGAACCCTACTGACGAGGACCGCCCTGGCTGTGCTTCCGCCATCTTTCTCCTGATTGCCCTGCCCTTCGTTACTGGTGCTGCCTTTTTCCTCCTCATGCTGGCCGCGCTGGTCGGCATACCAATCCCTTTCTAATGCCTAATTTCAAGGACCCCATTACCCTCATCACCGCCGTGATCACATGGGTGAACACCCTTTCCGACTGGCTCCCAACCCTTCAACAGCGAATGGCCAATCGCGAACGTCGCAAACGCCTGCAACACGCCAAGGGGAAAATCAGTGATGCGGAGCTGGAGATTGAACTCGAAGCCATCCGCCAGAAACTGGCCGCTACCTAATGCGTCCTTCTTATGCACCCGCTCGGTGCACGATCATTGTAGTATGAACAAGGCCCAGGGCCACGCCCCTAATTTATCGTTTCCTTTCGCCATGCTGCCCGCAGGACCGCTCCTCGTGGAGTCCGATTACCTGCTGAGCCAGCTACTGAGCGAGGCGACAAGACTGGCGCAAGGCGGGCACCCCCTAAAATCATCCGCCGAAACCGTGACCGGCCGCCCCTTGGCAATGGCTGGTTACGGCGGGAACGGGAAACCGATGACCGCCGCTCGCGTCCGCCTTGCTGGCCTGATGAGAGACGAGGAAGCAGAATACCAGGTAGAAGCCCTGAGAACTGCCTACGCTGACCGTGGAATTTCCGGCATTCTGCTGGAAGTGAACACTGGCGGCGGAGCCGTGACGGCTGCCGAAATGGTCAGAGATGCCGTCAGCAGCAGGAACAAGCCAGTCGTCGTGACGACTAATTATATGGCAAGTGGCGGCGTACTCGCCACGCTAGGAGCTGACGAGCTGATCGCAATGAGTGAGTCGGCCCTGATCGGCAGCATCGGTGTCGTTCAGCAGATCGCCACCTTCATGCGTGACCTCCTGAATCGCTATTTTGTATTCGAGTACGCCGATACCAGCCCCGAAAAGAACGCCAGTACGCGGGAGTTCCTGCGCACTGGCGACACCTCCGTTTTCAAGCCCCTGCTAAACGATCTCGACGCCATCTTCATGGCGGCAGTCACCGCTGCGCGCCCGCTTGACCCGAAAACAGCCGCCGACACCCTGAAAGGTGGCACCTGGCTGGCCGTCGAAGCGCAGCAGCGCGGGCTGATCGATGGGATTGGCGGCACCAACTATTCTCTTTCACGCCTCGCCGAGGCAATCAACAATTATCAATGATCACCACCCTATTGGCGAAGGCCCGCGCTCATTTCGGGCTCGCCCCCAACGCTTCTCTTTCTCAGCTCGACGCGGCGATTGACGCCGACACCCTCCCTGTAGTTCCCGCGACTGATGCAGATCAGGGCGCGGACGCAGGTGCAAAGAAGGTGGATGTGCCAGCCGCCGAAACCGCACCAGGAACCGCCCTTACCCGCGAGGATGTTGCCACCATGATTGCCACCGCCAGCGCAGAAATGTCGCAAGCCATTAGCGATCTCAACGCAGCCAACGCCGAGCTGACGCAGGCCAATACAGCACTATCTGACCGACTCATCGCAGTCGAAGGCCAAGACGCTGCCAGCCACACGAGTGGGAAGACCGACGCCGTCGACCTGACCACGCCCTCGCCAATTTACGCGCAGAACCCCGCGAACCTTCGTGCCGCTGCGCGACTGAAAGGGCTCTCCTAACCCAATTATTAAATCTAAACAAACCCTATTATGGCATCTACCGATTACTCCGCCGTTGCAGGCTACCGCAGCTACGTCGAGACAATCAGCGAAGACATCTTTCGCAAGCTCTTTTTCGAGTTCAATACCGCCAGGCTGGTGACCATTCACGAAGGCGTGAAAGGGAAAAAGGTATGGACTGAGATGAAGCTGCTGAACCTGGCGAAAGCCTATTTCCCTGCTTTCTCGGCAGGCGATACCAACCAGCTGGTACCCATCGAAATGGATGTTTCCCCCTTCAAGGTGGAGCACAAGGAAATCCCCCAGGAGATTGAGGATACCCACCTGGGCTTCCTGCGCCGCAACAGTTTCAATCACCAGGAGTGGCCCCTTGAACGCTACTCTGTCGAACAGCTTCTCGCGAAGCTACAGCAAGAGCTGGAAGTGGCCGTGTGGCAAGGAGTGAAGAAATCGACTGCGCTTGCCGCCGGCGATTCCATCAATATCGTGTTCAATGGCTACCTGAAGATTATCGCCGACGCGATTACCGCGACCACCGTCACTGCCGTCGTCACCGGAGCGATTACCGAAGCCAACATCCTCGAAAAGCTGAAGCTGATGTACGCCGAGCTCGCGCCCGAGCTCAAGACGAATGGCACGGACATCTTCGTGAGCTACGCGCTTTTCGATCACTACGTCGCTGCGATGGACACCAAGTTCGCTGGCAACTCTGCCCCCTACGTGGAGCTGGGTTCTGCGACATACCAGGGAATGCGCTACCGCCAGGGCGGCGGCAACACAACCCTGATTCCTGTCGCTGGAATGGGCGACAGCGGTCGCATCATCATGCTCCCCCGCGCCAATTTCCACATGGGCATTGACAGCCTGGCCGACTTCTCGAACTTCAATTTCGAGCAGCAGGTACGCGAGCTGCTCTACTGGCTGGATGCCAAGATTGGCGTTCAGATCACGCTCCTGCGCGATGGCATTGCCGTCGTGAACGACCAAGCGTAAGACCTGCCCTTTTACCCTTATTTACCTCCCCGGCGGCGGGGCACTTGCTCCGCCGCCTTTTCAAGACAACTCCAATGAAAAAGGAAAATCAAGAAGTTCCCGGCGACATGCCAGAACAAGACATTGAGCAGAAGCTAAGAGCTGCTGAAGAAGCCCTCCGCTTGCAGGAACTGGACGCTGCCGAGGCACTGGAACGCATTTCTACCCTCGAAGCCCAGGTAGCCAAGACCGCCCGCATCACCGAAGCCGCGAACCCGACCGGCAACCTCCCCGTCTTCGAGGCGAATGGGAAAAACTATCGGTTCAAGGTGGCCCGGCTGAATTTTGGGAACAAAAACATCCTAACCGCCGACCAGATTTGCGATGACGAAGTTTTGCTTCTCCAGCTAGTCGAAAATGGCAGCGACGCCATCGAGGCTGTGTAAAATGCCTTCACCCCTAACCCCTTAAAATCAAATCAAATGTGCGAACGTAGCCGCCTGAAAAGTATTACGAAATGTATCGACAATGCGGGCGGCAACGCTGCTGGCATGGTCATTACCCTCGACATCGCCAGCAAAAGCGTGATCACAAGCATTCCCGAACCTGGCGCGGGATCCAGCACCATCACGGAGAATATCGTGATGGTCGAAGACACGCGTACTGCTGCAGAAGTATCTGCATCCAGTCCCGCCGACCCAATCCCTGGTGTTTTCAGTGAGTTCGAGTTTTCCGAAATCGGCTTGGCCTACTCAGGAGCTGAGGAAGGCGAAGCAGAAGATGGGAACCTCGTCCACACCGTCACGGGCATCATCACGAAGATGAACCCCTTGAAGAGCTACATCCTGGAAGGGACGCGTGGGGGTCTGGAGCACATCGTTCGTTTCATTGACCGAAACGGGAATAAGTGGCTCATCGGCGACAACAACGAGGGTGCGAAAATCACTGTCGTACCCCAGACGAACGACCGAAACGGCTACACGCTCACCATCACCTGGCGCGCCTCCCGCCTGCTCTACGCCTATACGGGTGCCATCGCACTTCAAGCCTAAGCGCCATGGCGAAGCAGAAAAAGACTCCGCTCTTGACACCTACGCAGCCTCTGGTTGCGTGGGTGTACACCGGGCCCGCCTACCCACGCGTCAAGATTGATGGCGTTCCGACCTTCGTGCCGGACACCATCAGCCAACAACGAATCGGGGAATTGATGGCCCGCCACCCGCACGAACTGGCCGCTTATTTCGAGCGTGCCAGGCGCGTGAAGCCGGGCATCGATACCGCTGCTGGCGAAGAATAGTGTGTTTTGGGAATAAAGTAGCCCCCGCCCTTGTGA